ATGCGAGTGATGCCGTTTGCGAGAACCCGACAAAGGCCAACTGCCGTGAACTGGAAGTTGTAACTGACCTTGCAATTCAGGCATTGACCGAGGAGATCAAGAAGCGAAACCCTAACTACAAACCACCTAACCTTATTTAGAATCATTCTAAATTAGCCTAAAGTGAAAGAATTATTTGGTTCGTATTGGTTGGATAGTGCCGTGGAACGATTGATTGAACGATTAAAGGAAACGAGATGAGCGAACAAAAAGATGAGGCGTTAAGACTGTATGAAAAGTTTTATCAGTTTGACTGGGACGCCAAAAAAGGATGGATGCCAAACGATAAGGAATCAAAAAAGGTGGCTAAGATGGTTGTTGACGAAATCGCTCAGGTATCACAACTACTTGGAGAAAGTAGATTGGTTGATTTTTACAGGGGCGTGATAAAGGAAATTGACAAGTTATGACCCAATCCACCCGAACCAAATCAGGAATCTCCATGGGCAAGCGTAAGGCGATGCAACTGGTCGAGCTACTGAAATCCGAAGGAATCGAAGCGGTTACTGAATATCGTTTCGCGGCTGAGTTGGTCGGTGGTACGGGAAAAGGTCTGCGTCAAAGATTGAAGGATGCTGACTTACACGATTGGAGGTTCGACATAGCAATAACATCGCACCTAATAGCGGTTGAGTTGGATGGGGCGGTGTTTACTCTTGGCAGACATTCGAGAGGTTTGGGCGTAATCTCCGACATGGACAAGATAAACACGGCAACGGTAAACGGGTGGAGGGTTCTGCGGTTCACGCATACGCATCACAGGCACTCGAAGATAGTTGAGATGGTGAAGGGGATGGTATAACAGTTACGGCTTAACGAAGTAAAATTTATACCAATGAAAAATATAAAAGACATAAATTTTATTTTGTTTAAGCCGATGTGTGTGTCTGTAATTTTTAGCCATTGTTTTACTCTGTGAACACTATGAGAATATTATTAGGATGCGAAGAAAGCCAGGCAGTTTGCGTAGAGATGCGGAAAAGAGGACACGAAGCGTTTAGTTGTGACTTACAGGATTGCACAGGCGGACATCCTGAATGGCATTTAAAGATGGACATATTTGAAGCGATAAAATTAGGGTGGGATATGATGATTTGCTTTCCGCCTTGCACTTTCCTAACTGTAACAGGAGCAAGATGGCTTTACAATAAGGATAAGAGCAGGAACGAAGCAAGATGGAAAAGCCAGGATGAGGCGGTGGAGTTTGCAAAGGCGTTGTTTTATTCAGATATAAATATGGTTGCGCTGGAAAACCCTGTTGGCAAATTGAGTTCACTTTGGATGAAGCCAACACAAATTATTCAACCATATTTTTTCGGAGATGAAGCACAAAAAACAACTTGCCTTTGGTTAAAAAATTTGCCTCGACTGTATCACAATAAAACTGCAAATTTATTTGACGAACAAACGACACATTGCGGAAAGGGTGAAATGGTAACGACAAGCACAGGAAAGACATTTAGCAAATGGTATTGGGAAACAAGTAAAGGCAAAGGAAAGGAGAGACAAATTATGAGGAGCAAAACATTTCCAGGAATAGCAAACGCAATGGGCGAGCAGTGGGGTTCTCTGTGTCCTCTTAAAAAAAATGGCTAAAAAAATATTTCAGATAACGGCTGACGCTATACGAAGGTGGGGATTAGAAGTACTGAACCCTGACTTACCTTAAAAGTAAATTAGAAGTACTACTGTACAGATTTGGCACACAGCCCCACTTTTGTATAGCGTATGTTATAGGCTGATAAATTTTACGGATTATGGAAGATAAACAACCAGTTCAAGAAAGAAAAATGATTAACACAAAATCGCTTAGTGACCTTGCAATATACTTGTCAGGTGTAAAAGATGGTAAAGGTAATTTACTGCCACTTGGCACAATAGTATTAGATGACCTATGGGATGCTGTAAAGTATTTGCAAGGTGATGTAAGGTTTATTTCGGAGAGGGATAGCAAGTAAAATTTATTTGCCTATAACAGTAGATTGACGCAACAACACTAAGTCATGAACTACTCACTTTCAAATACTTACTCTTTAAAATGGCAACTGAAAACGGCCAACGAATACAAATTCAGCGAATGTGGTAAGTGCATAAATGTTCAGCGCGGCAAAGAGATTAAGCAAGTAATGAACGGCAGATGTATCGGCTATTGCATTAGAGGCAAGTTCCAATCGCTTACATTACTCAGACCACAACTCGAACGGATCACAGACATTGATTGCCCGTTCTAATCATTTGTCATTTAGCCGACATTTCACCACGACAGCAACGATTAATATTGAGCAACTAAAAACAGAGACAATGACAACGCAACAACTAATTTGGATTGCATTCGGTGAACTAGGATTGATAGCATTTATGGTATTCATGTACGGGTTGGCAAGGGCTAAGTATATTGCACAGGTCAACAAAAGCCTATATTTGAAAGCAAACATTGAAACGTTACAATCACAACTCAAAGACACGTTACTAGAACTCACAGCCGAGATTGAAGCACGAAAGGAAACGTCAGAGCTTCTAATGAAAGCTGGCAACGAACTGAATCAACTCAATAGGCAGGTTCAAAAGATAGGTAAGGACGGGCGATAATTAGCAAGTAATGAAAATCACAGCGACACACGGAGACGAGCAGCATACTACTGATGAAGGCATTGACGGGCTATGGCGATTGATGCAATGGCCTGACGTTGACAAGCGTTATGAAGTGCCTTTCAACTATCAAGGTTACACCATCACAGCAAGTAAGCACGTTACTAAGGGCATCGAATCCGAACACGTAGGCAAGGCGCACAGACGTACTTCGATAGTACGAAGGGCGAAGGCTCATCTAGGTTATACTGAATCAATGCGTCAGCTTGGCGAGACGTGTGGCACTTGCGCGTACCGTGTTGATAGGGCTTGTGTCAAAGGCGGATTTGTGACTAAGGTTAACTCAGGGTGTGATGAGTGGCAACAATTAGCTGATTGAACAATGAAAGACACAACGACTAAGCCGCTTACAATTAGCTGCAATGAACTGGAAGAAGGCATCGACCTAGAGATAATCTACACCGAAGGATATTACGCTAACGGAAATTGGGAATATCAAGGCGATTACATTGAACCTGAAATAGTGCGGATCAAGCGCGGGGTATTGGAAGAACGAGTAGGCGAAGATGTGGATAGCGATATGCTTCTTAGATTCTTTGACATTGAACAACTACTAGATGAAAGTGAGATAGTTGTCAATGAGCAGAGGTTCGGACAGATAAAGGACTTGATATGACCATAACCGAATACCTTAGGTCAATTGACGAAGATTGGGATTTCATTCTTAGCGATGAGAAGAAAGGACAACTGACGTTATTTGATGTGGATGAAAATTAGCTACCTTTGTAAACTAAGGTTTTAGTTAACTGAATATTACTGATTTGGATAAGCGAAAGAACAATAGCGGAACAATCGGAAATAAAGGAGGCCGACCCGCAAGGTCAGAAGAGCAGAAACTTATTGAGACACTTACACCGCTTCAACCAAAGGCCATGATAGCATTTAACGCGGGGCTTCAAGACGGTGAACGGTGGGCGGTTGAACTGTTCTTCAAATACTTCTACGGATTGCCAAAGCAACAGATTGACCACACTACGCAAGGCGATAAGATAAACGTTCCAGTCATTAACGTCCATAGTGAGCATTGACCTATCGAAGAAACAATCTAAGGCGTGGCACTACCTCGAAAATAACCCGAAGGTGTCTGAGACATTCTATGGAGGGGGCGCGGGGTGTTTTGCAGCCGATACTTTAGTTCATACATCAACAGGTCACATACCGATAAGCCAAATTAAAGTAGGCGATTCGGTATTATCTGTCAATATTGATAGTGGAGTTTCCGAGTTCAAGATAGTACTTGAAACATTTACCTACCCGCAGCACACTCAAACGGAAAGTTTATGTATCTTTGAATTTAAGAACTACGAACTTAAATGCACAGAGAATCATGAGTTTTACTTTGAAGGATCTTGGCATCGGGCTGGATACATTGCCGAACGAGCAATGGAAATACGTGTTGGACACGGAAAACCGCTATCTAATATCGAACATGGGTCGGCTATTGACAACCGATTGGAAAGGTTCAAAACGACCCGCGATAATGAAACCCGCGTTGGATGCACACGGGTATCTTCGAACAATGATAAAGACCAACTCAAGAACTGGAACGGTAAAGGTTCACAGGGTAGTTGCACAAGCATGGATACCACATTACTTGAACAAGGAACAGGTGAATCATATCAATATGATAAAGACGGACAACCGCGTGGAAAACTTGGAATGGGTATCCGCAAAGGAGAACTCCGAACACGCTGTAAAGAATGGCAAAGGCGGTTTCCGTTTCGAGAAGGGCGAACAACAACACCCGAACTGTTGTGTTCGTGGTTCAAAGGTAGGAACGGCAAAGTTGACCGAAACGCAAGTAATGGAAATACGCGCGAAGTTCAAGCCAAGGAAATACACACGTCAAATGTTGGCAGACGAATATGGGGTAGCACCGGACACAATAAAGGATGTGATTTTGAGAAGCTGGAGGCACGTTGTATAAGGTTGGATGAAATACTTTCAGTCAGGTTTCAACCTTCAACAGAAACCGTTTACGACCTATGCGTTGAGGACAATCACAACTATTGCGTTAGTCGCGATAACATACTCGTTCATAATAGCGGTAAGTCATGGTTCGGTTGCGTGTGGCACATAAACCGAAGGATGCAATATGCTGGAAGTCGGGGGCTTATCGGTAGGGCTAAAATATCCGCGTTAGAACAATCAACCTTAGTCACTCTTTTTGAGGTCGCTCACATAATGGGCTATCAGGTAGGTGTTGACTTCAATTACAACTCACAGAAGCACACGGTCAATTGGTCTAACGGTTCGGTCACGGTTCTAAAAGACCTGTTCTTATATCCATCCGACCCCGACTTTATTTCGCTTGGTTCAACGGAGTACACCGATGCGTTCATTGACGAGGTTACCGAAATAACCGAAAAGGCTTACGACATTGTTAGTAGCCGTATCCGTTACAAGTTGGATGAGTATGGATTGACCCCGAAGGTTTTGAGTACAGGAAACCCGCGCAAGAATTGGGTTAAGAAAAAGTTCGTTGACCCCGAAGCGTTGCCCGAACATATCACATTTGTACAGTCGCTTCTATCCGACAATCCCAACGACAAGTTCAAAGAGTTGTATGAGCAACAGCTTGGAAGAATGCGTTCCGATTATGACAAGCAAAGGCTATTGTATGGTAATTGGGACGCTGATGAAGAGGTCAACAATCCTTTCGCTTTCAACTGGTCAGACGAACACCACATCAAACCGTGCTATCACTCCGAAAGTCGGCAGCTTATCATTTCGATGGACTTTAACATCGAGCCGTTCGCATTCATCTATTCGCACGTTTGGCAGGATAAGGAGGGATTCCATTGTCATATATTCATGGAGGAGACAATCGAGAAGGGTTCGGTGCATCAAGCCGTTGCAAACATTCGGCACAAATTCCATCACTACCTTTGGAATTGCGTAATAACAGGCGACTACAACGGGAATAAGAAGGAACTTGGTCAGTCAGACAACGCTTCAAACTTTGAACAGATAAGGCGTGAGTTAGGGCTATCGGCACGGCAGATTCAAACAAGCCCGAACCCGAAGCACTCCAACAGCCGCAATGACCTTAACTTTGTGCTATTCCATTCGCGGGAGTTGCCGCATGATATTGATTTCAGGATTGACCCGCGTTGCCCGAATACTATCCGGGACATGAAGTTCGTTGAGGCCGATGGCGAAGGTGGAATTGTTAAGACCAACCGAAAGCATGCGCATGAAAAGGCCGACCACTTGGATGCGGTCAGATACTTGGTCAACCATGACGCGGTGCAGAAGTATATCCGTTACCGACAGAAATTGTATATTTGAGCCGTGACACCCGAAGAACAACTGGATAACCTACGGCATAACGCCAACGCTTTGACAAAGGCGAAGAACGAGATCAACGCGAACTTCAATAGCTTTGTCAAGATGTGTCAGAAGGTCGGGTATTCGGTCAATCCGAAAACAGGTGAATTGAAACTATTGAAACCATGAGCGTCTGCGATCCGTGTACTAAGGTATTGCCCGTCCTATATTGTTCGGACGATGTTTGGGTAGGTGACTGGCCTGCGGGTGCAGGTGTTGCTTTGCAAGTGTGGTGGATGAACACGGCTAACGGTCTTATCGGAAACGAGGCCGTTACAAGTGGTGCAAGCGGCAAGGTGTCAATCGAGTTCCCAAACAAGATGCAAGGCAATAGCTACGAACTTTGGATGAACGCAAGCGTAGGGCAAATGATGGTCAAGTCGCAGTTTAAACTACCATCGACCACTACGCTTGTTGATTGTATCCTTGTCTCGTTTGAACGGGTCACGGACGTAACGGTAGCTGAGAGCAAAGTAAGCGCGGCATGATAGAACTTTACACGGCATTGTTCATTATCGGATTGAACCGATGCGTTGACATGGTGCTTAATTCTTTTACAGGCAACGGATTGGATGAGTATTGGGATATGATGGAAGGTAAATGGTATCGGAACGCCCTTAAGCCCATCATATTTTGCGTTTATTGCATGCCGTCCGTTTGGGGAACTGCAAGCTACTTTTATCACTACGGAAGTCGCAACATAATCCAATGGTCGTTATTCGTGTTCGTAGTTGCCGCGTTGATTCACATAATCAATAGACTGATTGAAAAGTTGGACAAGTAAGATTCTCGAAAGGTTGGACGCTGATGCGGTCGCGGATTTCGTAAGACAGAAAGGACTTGATGCCTTTTGGACTGAACAGGAACAGACCGCTTACATAGCTAAACGATGGGTCAAGCCCGTTGATAAGAAGGAACTAAGGCTGATGTTCGTTGACCATACGGGCAAAGCGTGGTATGAGTTTCCTGAAGGTATGGGAAACCCTATGAAACGTATTGCGGCCAACATGCAAGCCTACGAATACCTGACCGCGCGTATAAGCCCTGAACTATTCGACCAGACGGTTGAGGACGTTAATACCGCGTTGGCAAAAGGCAAACTGATTGAAGCGGGTGCTATCCTGACACGATTGAAGACCATCAAGGACGAAGTGATACCATTGGACGTGCTTATCAATCTCATAGCCACAGACCTCGTTCGCGAAGACGAAGACCCGCACACCGTCAACGATGACATTCACAGGGAAAAATGCGACTATATTAAGACCCTCATTGATACGGGCAACGTCTTTTTTTTTCGCCTGACCGTTGTGAGAGACCTATCCGAACGATTCAAGATTTCCAGCGACTCATGGAAGATGCTCTTGCACGGTTGGCAAGAAGCCATAAAGGAGGCAAGAAACGAAAGGAATATACTTCTTTCGATGAACTCCGACAAGGCGTAGCGACCAATTCCTACAAGTTCATTGAGTTCGTTCGAAATGTTCTGAGCGACACACCCGAAAGATATGATTACCTGATGGCGTTAGACGGTAAGCGGTTCATCTTTGAATTGCGTATATTTGCACAACGGCTTGAGAAAGCCCGAAACGAGCGCGATAAGAAGGCGGCTTCACGATAACCTTCTAACACAATTCTATCCGTGTTCGCGTGGCAACTGATAAGATAGTCGCTGAATATACTGTAAAGGTTGACCAAGCGTTGAAGAACCTAGATGCTTTGGCTAATCGCGTTTCCAAGATTGACCAAGAGCGCAAAAAGACCGAGGAGGGTTTCAAGCAAATGTCATCCAATCTTGTCAGCGATCTATCAAAGGTCGGGGCTGCTATCGGTGTTGCTTTCGGAGTGCAGCAACTCGTATCATTCACAAAAGAAACCGTCAACTTAGCCGCACAGGCCGAAGGTGTTGAACGTGCATTTAAGCGTATCGGAGGAGGTCAATACTTGCAAGGGTTGAGAGATGCGACAAGAGGCACAGTAACCGACTTGGTGCTTATGCAGAACGCTGTTAAGGCTTCCAACTTTAAGATACCACTCGAAAACCTTGCAAGCCTTTTCAAATTCGCACAGGCACGGGCGAGGGAAACGGGAGAAAGCGTTGACTACTTGGTTGATTCGATTATCCTTGGTATCGGTCGAAAGTCGCCTTTGATCCTTGACAACCTTGGTATCAGTGCGGTTGAACTTAGGTCACGTCTTAAGGGTGTAGGGGTTGAGACCGCTAATGTTGGTCAGATAGCGCAGATAATCGGTGACATTGCCACGGAGGAGATGGCTAAGATGGGCGATCAGGCCGATACTACAGCTGATAAGATTGCTCAGATAGGCACATCGTTTGAGAACATGAAGGTGGATATAGGGAAGTCTCTTATCCTATTGGTTGAAGACGTAAGCAAAGCATGGGATGCATTGGTCGATATTAATGCAGTAAGGGCAAAAGAAGCTTCGGATGCGTTGACCGAATCATTCAAAGAGGGTCAGTCCAACGCGCAAAAGACCATCAAGAACATTGAGGGCATAATGAAAGCGGATGAGGGTCGTATGAAAATGATCCAACAGAATCTGAAATTCAATGAGGACGCGTATGATACTGAGCAAAAGAAGGTTGGTGAACTTCAAAAGGCTTTAGACCTTGCGAACATTGAATATGGCATATCGGCTCTCAAGAAACAGAAGCAACTAAAGGCCGAAATTCAGGCATCGGACGAACTTTCCGAAAGCTACCTTGCACAGATAGACGTGTTTCAAAGTTATATAAATGTAGCAACAGCAAAAGCCGACACGGTTGAAAAAGAAATCAGAAATGTGGCATATTATCAGGCGGCCATCAAAGATGTGGTTGACGCGATACAAGCAGAAGGAACGGCAGTTAAAGACATTATGCCACTTCGCGAAAAGGAAAAGCAACTTCGCGCTGAGTTGGCTAAGTTGCTTGGGGAAGAAACGGAGGCGCAGAAAACACTAAAGAAACAGGCCGAAGAAACGGCAAAGAGGCAATACGATGACGCGGTGAAATGGAAGGAACTTCAAGACCAAATAAACGCTGACCTTAAAGCTATCCGAGATGCCACTCAAGACCGATACCTGAACGACATTGACAACAAGTTTAAACGCGATGAACTTTACAGCCTCCAAACAATAAGTGAGGCGGAGGGGCTGTCAGAGGCGTTGCTTCAAATTGAGATGGACAGGATAACCGCACAAATTGAGGCTAGAAAGAGGTTAGGTTTATCAACGCTTGATCTCGAGATTCAATTAGCCGAAATTCAGTCAGGTATTCAAACTGGTCAAGATGAAGCCTATAAAAAGTCAATCGAATATCAGATTGAACTTCAAAAGGAATTAGCACAGGTCGAAGCCGAAAGGCAACAGGAAAACCTAGACTTTATCAATACCACATTAAGCGCATGGCAATCGGTAACGAGTACGGTGGCATCACTTGTGGAAGCTCAATATCAACGTCAATATAATGCTCTTGACAACGCTTTAAAGAATGAAGAGATAACTAGGGAGCAATACGACAAGAAAAGGGCGCAGATAGCACGTAAACAAGCCAAGCAACAAAAGGAGTTCGCGATAGTTCAGGCGATTATTAATACGGCTCTTGGCGTGACCAACGCATTTGCCACAGCCCCGAATATTATTCTAGGTGCTATATTAGCTGCAGTTGTCGCTGCTGCTGGTGCTGCTGAAATTGCAACCATATCAAGCCAACCGTTGCCGCAATTTGCAGAAGGTGGATGGGTTGACAATAAAGGCAAGATTCATGGTCGTTCACACGGGCAAGGAGGGGTTATGATTGAGGCGGAAGGCAATGAGTTCATTACTAGGGGAAAATATGCCAAACCTAATGCTGATATATTGGAGGCCATCAATACAGGTAATTGGGAAAAGTACAAGTTTGATAATATCATTGCACCCGCGATAGACAAGGTAATGGAAGGTGGCCTAGAAGGCATGGGAGCATCTTATATGCTTCATAATCAATTCAACGACAGAAACCTACTAAGGGTATTAGATAGGAATAGACAGGCCGAAAAAGAGGGCTTTGTTTATTTAGGAAACAGGATGGAGAAAGTACTTCGTTCAAATAGCCGCGACAGATATGCTTAGTGTAACTTTAGATGGTCAACTGTATGATAAGGCTTTAGGTCTTGATGAGTTGAACGACCGCGTATTTTACAACAGCGAACTTTCCATGTACCTTAATCAGCTGGATGGTGACGTGGTGTTTATCAACGATGGATATAACTATTTGCGCGGTCAATTTGATACTGATGTTTGTTCAATTATTGATGTCGAAATACTTGACGACGTTAGTGGAATCACTTACAACGGTGTAATATTCCTAAACGATGTAAAATGGAATCTAAGCAGACGAGAGGCTGAGTGCAAGATCGTTTCTGATAAATTCATTGAGACCATAGACAACAACAAGGGGATCAAGGTTCAGATAGGTGTTGCGCTTTCAAAAGACTTTGTGCCGATCACAAGCGTATTTACCGACATAACTTGTCCAGACCCGACAGGTACGCTTGATGTAACTAGGCGGGGTTATAGAATTTTTGATGTGTTCAATGAGTTGGTTCAATTCATGACTAACGGAGAGATGACATTTGTTTCGGATTACTTCGACCCTACAAATGGGGGTGAAGCGGCATATTCTGTCATTGTAAGAGGCCAAGAGTTGAGGCTTGGCGCGGCAGAACTAACTCCATATATTTCATTCATGGACTTCTTTAATGACATAAACAAGCTGCACAACTTGGCGGGTGTGATTGAAGGCAATACACTAAGGATTGAACCAAAGGCATATTTTAGGGAGTTGGGAACATCCGCCACGATCGATAATGTGAATGATGTAAGCCAAGAAAGCAATCGCCAACAATTCTACGCCTCAATTAAAATGGGATCGGCACAAGTTGCATCAGGATATGGCTACTTGATCAAACTTAGCTATAACGGGTTTCAAAAAGAGCAATTCTTTTTAAGCGGTCAATGCAACATTGATACTGAATTAGACCTACAATTGCAGACGCTCATAACCGACACGAACATCATTCAGGATATGCAGCCAGTAGCGAATGGTGGCACGGACAACGATGACTATGATAATGACATAGTGATCATTCATTGCAACTCCACAGACACCGCAGCCGTTACCATCAGCCCATTAAGCCCCGATTACTTCTACAATGAATACTTCACGAATAGATATGCTTCTGAAAGGTGGTCGGAAACTTTCCCCTTTTCAATCGTTCAATTGCTTAACACGGAACAAAGATTAGTTCTTGCAACGCTTACCGCTACTCAAACAAATACGACCAATCCGACATCAAACTTCTTTTCACCTGATAATGATTCAACCTTTCCGAACTTTGATATTAATGGCGATTATCAAATAGGTATAATAAACACGTCAGGCGGTGGGTCGTTCAATACAGGGTACTTTGAAGCACCCATTGACATGGTGGCATCAATAGGGGTTGACTTCTATTTGACAGGTGCTTATTTTAGAACCACTATGTATCACGTTGATTCGGGTGGCGTGTTAATGTCAACGCCAGTTGATATTGATGTCAATCCGAACATCACATTTAATCAACAATATCATTACTTTAATAATCGCCACGTATTTGGTAGTTCTACTTTTTATATGCCTGCGGGAACGAGGGTGTATGTTGGTCTTGCTTTTAACGGAAGCATCAACTACGGCGGTAGATTTGAAGCGGTACAAACGGGGGCTTACGGTGGCATCTACAAAGTGATAAACAACAATAACGCGTTCATATCTAGGTCAAGATTTGAATACCCGTTAGATGCAAGCACATGGAATGACATCAGAAACAGCCCATTTAAAAGAATTGGGTGTACTTTTGTTGACGGTTCGTTTAGCGGTTTCCCGATTGACATAACGCGTAATATTGTAACGGGTGTTTCTGACGTTCAACTGTACCAAAGAAAGCAAGATATAGATGGCTAACCTACTCCCAAACCAACCGATAGTATTCGACCAAGAGGCTGACTGTTGGCTTGAAGATAGTGGGTTGATGGTGCTTGCCGAGTATGGTGACATCACTCAATTTCAGATGCAGCTTGAGCCATGTGGTTCTGATGTGAACGTTATCCGTAATGGCAATTTTGACGGTTCAACTAATTGGACGGTCGGGCTGAATTGGGATGTGTTCGATGGTAACGCTTGCCACACTTCGGGTATTTACGGAGTTCTTTCACAGATTGCTCCCGTTGCTGACGGGGTGCTTATCCGTTTGACCTTTGACCTGAGCGTGACTGATTCAGGTTGCGTGGTTCAATATGGCACTTACTTAGAATCGTTCACAGTAAGCGGAAGTTACACCCGTTGGATAGTTGCTGATTCGGCTGCGGTGTTCTCGGTCGGCTCATCATTTGCGGTGTGTATATCGAACATTCAGGTAATGACGATCAACACGAACTTTTCCGTTGCTATTGTCGATGAGAATTTAACACCTATTGAGGACATATTGACTTCTGACGGTTACTTTAACTTCGAGGACGGGTATTTTACCGCTTCAATAGATTGGGAGGTATTGGCAATACCTGACGGGTGCTACCATATAGCGGTCGTTGATCCTTGCCCGTGTGCTAACCGAGGTATCATTCCTTTAGATTTTGAAACTGGTTTATTCAACTGGTCACTTGCTGGAAGCTGGTCAATATCGAACGGCATAGCTACTTACAACGGATCAACGGCAGGACAAGCTATATTGAATCATGTTGTTTGTGATGAGGTATCATATACAGTAAGTTACACGCTGTCAGGCATGGGGGGCAACGACCTATTCAATGTACGTTTAGGCGCACAGAATGGTGTTGTACGGTCAACCAATGGCACGTTCACGGAAACGATTGTTTCAAGTGGAACATCGTTCATCATGATCGGCAATTCATCGTCAGGCACTCAGACCTTTGAGGTGACCAATATGTCAATCGAGAGAACCACGCAAGAATATTCATTGAGCAACGTTATCCACGTCAATCAGGCGTTCAACTGTCAAACCATAGCTTTAGCATTATGCAACGATTCGGACGCTTTGGGATTCGGATTTGTAAACACAGGATTCAGGCCGTTGATGAGAATACCCGCAAGTTTGAACCGTTCAAACTATCCGATGGAGCGATTAGCCTACGACAATTCACGCGGCACAAAGGCAACGTATTACGCACGTTCACGCAAGGCGAGGGAGTTGGGCTTTGACGGCAAAGAGTTCATGCACGACTTCGGAATGTTGTTCGGACAGGCTGACCACTTCTATATTGACGATATGGAATACTTCGTTGAAGATGACGAATACCCGTCAATCAGTTGGGATGGCAACGAGGATAGTGGAGGCGTTACGATCAACGTAAGCATTAAGACCCAATTGATTGAAAACAGAAGGCTATCAAGCGCGTCCGTAGGATGTAAAACAGGCGGCTCACCATTGCTAGATAATAGAACAGAAACAATCACAGACCAAGCCGATTCGGCAATAACCACACCTTAAACATGGCGCGATTTTCACAATACCCAGCAGCATCTTCAACCGATTACACGGATGACGCAACATTCCTAATTCTTGCACCTGATGGCACGGTAAAACAGGCATCGTTGGACGGGCTTAACGACAACTACTTTGGCGGGATTCGATTTGCATCGGTCACTATTCCAACAGCCGAAGTATTGACGCTTAACAGCATTCCAAAAGCATTCGGGCTTACCGTTCCGACTGGATACCATGTGGAAATACTTGGTTCATCGGGATCAATAGACTACAATAGCGCGGCATACGCAACTAACACGCAACTGCAACTGACAAACGGAGGAGGGGCGGCTCTTGGAACGATCGGAAACAATTTCCTTGCGTCAACGGTAAGTAAGATATGTACGGCATATTCACCGACCAACCCAACGGCAGGCCAAACGCAAGTGCTTTCAGCTACGGACGTTTACGTGACCAATACCACAGGCGAACCGACAACGGGCGATTCGGACATTACCGTTAACATCACTTACCGCTTAGTTCTCGACTGATGAAAAAGACGCTATTCACACTTTCAATCATTGCATTGTTCGGCTGCAAAAAGACCGAAGTTCCACCGATTGAATACGACAGATGTTCGTATTGCTATTTCACGGGTACGGATAGCCTTTACACATATATGTGTGAGGATTATTTGGCCGAAAGCGGAGACATGACATTAGAAGAATGGACAAGTGTTTGGGATGTATTTACTGGGCTTGATTGTCGAATAGTAGAACCATAAATTGCTAAAACTACTCAAGCAGATATACGACCACAACGGCAACCATCATGCCGAGGGGTCTTTGATTTACGAGGGTAATTTAAAGCCGCAATTTGTTGAGCGTATCATTGCAAGCGGTCACGCTCAATATCATGTACCCGAACCACTAAGTCCGATTAAAGTAGTCATACCAGTCATTGTAACTGGAATGTGGAAGCGACCCGACATATTCGACATATTCGCCAAACATACGGCCACGCTTGGAGTTGATGTGATAGTTGCGGGTAGTGAGGGAAAGGTAAGCCGAAAACAAGCCGAAAAGTACGGTTTCAAGTACATTGAAATTGATAATCAACCACTTGCAACCAAGATGAACGCCACTACAATCAAGGCGGTTGAAGACGGTTACTCGCACGTTATATGTTTAGGCTCTGACGATCTTATATCAAAGGAACTGTTGAACGAGTTTATCCGATACATGAAACAAGGCTTTGACTTCATCGGTGTGTTGGATTGGTACTTTTACGATACCACAACTGAAAAGGCAAGCTATTGGGGCGGATATGTTGATAGGCAACGCATCGGACATACTTGTGGTGCAGGTCGGGTAATTAGCGCGTCACTACTCAAAGAATGGAACGGCCAACCGTGGGAGGTTCAACATTCTGACTTCTTGGATAATTCAATGCAGGGAAAGTTATTAAAGGCCAATCGGCACGTTAAGACATTCAGATTGAAGGACAAAGGACTATTTGCGGTTGACGTTAAGAGTTCGACCAACATGACACCGTTTGAACTTTGGCCGAATACTGCCTACATTGACCCGACCATCATAACATCAAGATTCAATGTGTGGGATAGCGTTAGCGTTAAGTGAACGGCATGGAATTGACGCTCATGTTATGGGCGCTGAGATTCATAGACGCGGAATAACATCACACGTCACATCATTTAAAGGCGGTTCGGTATATTTCACCCATTTACCTATCACAACAACCGTATTCGACCAACCCGCGAAATACGGGCATACGACCCTTTGGCTTAACGGGTTCATAAGCAACTGGAAGGAACTTAGCATGGAAGTAGGTAGGTCGTTCGGAAGCGATACGCAACTGTTGGCTTATTGGGTGGATAGTGGCTTCGGGCTTGATAGGCTCAACGGATTCTTTGCTGTCGTGTATCATTCGTCAACCACAGGTAAGTTTGATTGGTTCACAGACCGTTACGGGATCAAACAGCTTTACAGTTATGGCAAATTCATTTGCTCAGAGGTTAAGGGATTGAAAGCCGTTGCTGACCTAAAGATAGACCTTGACGCTATGGCCGATTGGGATCATTCACTCGGAGTAATGACACCTGACACCATCTACGTAGGCGTTCAGCGTGTCGGTCAATTGCCTTTTGTCCGACCTTCAAAGATTGACATAAGTTATGAAGACGCTAAACATAGGCTTACCGAAATATGGGAGCGCGTGGTTTGGCGTAACCGATACGATGGCGCGGGGTGCTACCTTAGTGGTGGGATTGATAGCGGCATGATAGCTAAATGGTTCAAACCTGACTACTCATTCTCAATGGATTACCTTACGGGGTTGAGCGAGATTAACGGGATTAAGACCAATAGTAAGGGGCAACATTATACCATGATATGCAATGATGATTTGGCTGAAAGGCATGGCAGCGAGGTAATGAAAGCGTTGGACGACCCGAAGGTTGGAAGTTGCTACACGAACTTTGCGTTGGCCGAACTTGCATCGAAGTTCTGTAAAGTGGTATATTCAGGTGCGGGCGGTGACGAGGTGTTCAAAGGATATACACACCGATACGATAAGGACATTCAGGCGGTAATCAACCGAACGGGGGCTTATGGCAAGCGTTACGATATTACCCATGATGCTTACGATTGGGCATACCTTCGCGGGATATTGGTCGTTGAGGACAGAATGGGCGGGTGGCATACGATGGAAACGCGGTATCCGTTCCTTGACAATGAACTGGTTGATTTCGCTTTGTCTTTGCCCCAAAAATACCTTTATGGAAAAAGGATATTGAAGGACATAAGCGGTCTACCTGACGAAATACTTGTAGCTAAAAAAAGAGGGTTCAGCAACCCGCATTTCACCAATAAAGAATGGACGGATCATGTCAAATCAGGACTTGTATAACAGCGATTGGATAAACATAGACGGCAACCACATTCACCGTACCGCGATAGTCCACCCTAACGTGAAACTTGGTACAGGTAACTGGATAGGGGCTTATTGCGTTATCGGTTCAAATGGCGAGATGCGAGGTGTCTCACAGCTTGATTTCAAAGGTCATGTGGTTATCGGAAATGACAATGTGATAAGCGAACTTGTCACAATTCAAAGGCCGTTCAAAGATGGCGAATGTACTTCCATCGGGTCGAGCAATATCATAATGGCACACGTTCACATCGGGCATGATGTGTTCATTGGCAGCAACTGTGAGATTTGCACGGGAACGATAATAGGCGGCTATTGCATGATAAAGGACGGGGTGAAGTTGAAGTTGGGCGTGACCGTTCGCAACAGGATACTTATCGGAAATGATGCTTTGGTCGGTCTTGGTTCGGTCGTTGTCAAAGAGGTTCAGGCCAATACGACTATTTACGGTAACCCCGCGAAGACAAAGGAATGAAGATAGCAATAGGCATCACATGGATTCCGCGCAAGGTGGAGACATTCCATACTATGCAACACAATGTATTTCACCCCGATTGCACGGTCTATCCTGATGGGTTTACATTTCCACATCGAACGGATTTCGCAGTAAAGGAGTTGGGCGATAATGTCGGATGCTTCAAGCATTACTATCGAGTGTTGGAAGACCTATGCAAGTCGGACGCTGACATAGTTGGCATATTCCCTGACGATGTTAAACTTCGTCAAGGATGGCAGAACATGGCTGAAAGGCAGTTCAATATAAATCCTTATGTCGGGTATTTGGCACTATACACGCCTAAAGGAATGGCAAGTAAGTTTCCGAACACGAAAGGATGGCACGAGATTAAAGGCGGTTGGGCTTCAAGTTGGGGTGGTGGTTATCTGTTCAGGCGCGATGTTGCAAAGAAGATATTGAAGCACCCGTACATATTGAACCATCGCGACAACTACGCCAAGAACCAACAGATTGACCACGCGATTCCCGAAGCAATTCACCAAATGGGCTATTTGCAGTTCTTTCACACTCCAAGCCTTATGCAGCATATTGGACGGTTCAGCACCATCGGACACGAACATAGGCGCATTGACGATGCTATCGGTTGGTAATTGAATAATCCGTACATTTGCACCGATCGCAAGTCAGAACGTAGCTAAGTCCGAGGCTAATCATAGTCGGATATTCAAATAAAAATCTATTCACAATGGCTTGCCCTACATATAATTGCGACCCGTTATCACCGCAAGTCCTCAACGACTGTGGCGAAATTCTCAATGGATCGGCAGACCAAGTGGTTGTATTCAGTTGCGGAAACCTACCTACTGATATAACGGACGGAACGGAAGTTCTTGCCCTTATCACGGCAGGGGATGCAGTACTTTTCAAGAATGTACTCGTTGAATTACCCGAAGGATCTCCAGCGGAAGCTGCGAGTTACATCGCGGGTGGTCAGTCACGGGTAACGACCGTTGAAAGGACTGTGACATGGGTTGACGCTAACGTAAATGAATCTTCACACGCGGCCTACGATTCAATGGACTATGCAAATGGTCAGACGGTCGGTGCGCTTCTGTTGAGACTGTATGAGGAGGATGTGACGCTTTACATCACGCCTAATAACGCTGGTATTGCGTTCAAAGGCTCTTTGACAGGTTCGGATACGGAAGCACTTCGCTACGTGTACACGGGATCATGGAAGAACAAACTCAACGCAAGGGTGGTTGCCACTCCTGCGGGTGTGTTCACCTAATCTGTTTTCAGTTCATCATTTGAAAGCCCGTCATTCGATGGGCTTTCTTATTTTTGACCCATGACAGAAAGTTACTTGCACCTAAATGCTAAAGACATTCCACTATTTCGAGGGAAACTCGTCTTAATCATATCAAACGACACGGAAAAGGTTAAGAAGTACCTTCCAAATTTTGGAGACAGAAACGTCTATGCACATACGTGTTATTACGACTGGAAAGGTTACGGGTCATTTTTCATTGTTTTGAATTTCGATAACGATTACAGGAAACTATACCACGGCACAGTTACTCACGAATCAATCCATGCAGCAAACATGATAGCTAATGACCGTGGCGTAATAGCTGACTTTAATAACGATGAGCCGTTGGCTTACTTGTCAGAGTGGATTGCAGATGAAGTATATAAGTTCGCGGATAGCAAGGGCTTTCACCCCGTCATATTGTAACTAACGAATTAGTTGTATATTTGACCCGATGAACATTGCTTTAACGGTTTTCGGCAAGCGCGGTTACTTCTATGCGGCTTACAATTTGGCCGCGTCTATCAAGAAATTCACACCCGACACCAAGATACTTCTCATTCACGATGCGGGGCTTCGATACCTTGCGACTGACGAACTGAAAGTATTCGACCTATTCCATGAGATTGACGAAAGCATTACTAATCCTAACGGGATGCTTGATGCGGGTTACGCTAAGTTGTGCGTGTATCCTATCGCCACAAAGTATTTCAAGGAGTATCTATTCTTGGACGTTGACGCGCTTTCATTGAAAGACCTATCGAAGTGGTATTCAGATGCAAAGAGTGACGGGCGTAATTTCCTGACAGATGTTCGTGGATCAGGTGGTAAGTCGGACGTTATCAATTACTCCGTTTGGGCTACGAATGATGACATTTGGGGCGAGTTCAAGCTAAAGGATTCGGATACCTTCCAAGCCATTCAATCCAGTTGGCATTTTGCGCGAAAGTCTAAGGAAACAACCGCGTTGATACGTGACGCTATCAATCTCAACGGTTCATCATTCACAGACCGAACCAAGCTACTTATCAAGTGGGGCAAGAACCTACCCGATGAACTTATCATTGGCGGTGCGATCGCAAGGGCTAAGATGGACGCTAAGTTCCAATATGAACCTATCTATTTTCCAAACAAGCACCTTTCTATTTCTGAACTTCGCGAGGGTTACTACGTGCTTTCGATGTTCGGAAACGGACGCGGTTCAAATACAATGGTCAAGGCTGATTTCAAAGAGTTCTACGATAGGTTTCTGAAAAACGAGGTATTCAAGCACAACGTAAAGTACAAGAACAGCGTAGTGATGCGCGATAAAATGATAGGATAGGATGGCACTAATTGACAAGACAACGATAGTATTTCAAGCAACAGGGCGTAAGAAACAAGTGTTGATCTCATGGCTTATGAGCCAGTCGGCACAATGGGCTTATGATGCGAACCCGTTCATTATTCAGGACGTGAACATTCCTAAGAAGGTCGAGGGAGAAACATTCAACGGCACACCCGCGAAAGACCATCTTATCGCACGTTACAACTACCTTAAAACGCTTTTCAATGCGACCGACATATTTGAACACTTGGATACCGAAACCAAAGATGAACCCGAAAAATCAAGCGTTGGCAATTCGGAAGTAGATTACGTCAATGTTCATCCAGTCAGAATTGACCTTACTTCTGATGAGCAATTGGCCGAAATCGAATCACTTAGTACCGAACTATCCGAAGAGGACAAGTTGCGTAATATCTTGGATTCACACGGGAAAAAGCACGGTACGGTGAAACGTATCGAGAAACTGAGACAAATGGTAAACGAATTAGAAAACGCACAATAACATGGCAGTAGAAAAAGACAATATCCTCGCCTACATAGGCATTGAACTTGACGACAAGGCAACCGAAGACACGTTCAAAGAATCATTCGACAAGACGTTCATCCGTAGGGATAGGGCGGTTGAGGATGAAACCATTAAGGCAACGATAAGCGGGGAAAGTACCCGATACTTCGCCAAGGAATTGAAACGGGCTGCGAAGGAAAGTGGCATTGAACTTTCAGAGGACGAAACGAAGTTGCCCGTTGGTGACCTTGCCCGATTGCTTACGGCAAAGAAGGATGAAAGCTACACGGCCAAAATAGCTGAACTTGAAAAGAAAGCGGGCAAACCTTCGGAGGCGGTAAAGGAGTGGGAGGATAAGTACAACCAACTCAACACCAAATTCTCAGACGTTGACAAGATGCGGGCTGAACTTGCGGAAAAGTATACGGCTAAAGAAGCTGAATTTACCCAGTTCACTCAGAGCTTCAAGAAGGATCAGGCTGTGACTGAAATATGGTCAAAGGCGAATGAGTTCCTGAGTGATACCGCCACACAACTTGAGCGAAAGGGATTCATTACGGCTATCAATGAGGCATACAAGATTGAACTTGATGGTGACAAGCCAGTGATATTGAAGGACGGTCACCGAATACCCGACCCAAAGAAGGCGGGTGAGTTCCTTGATCCCTTGACCGCTATCCGATTGGAGGCCGAAAAGAATAAGATTCTCAAAGTTGCCGACCTGAAACGCACTGAACAAAGGCCGTACACTCCACCCGCACCTGCCTCAAATGCCGATGGTGTTCGGCAGAGTAGGCTTGTAAGGCATAAGGCATAGACCGACTATATATCAATTAAGAAGCCTTGCAGAAATGCAGGGCTTTTTTATTTGTCGCAATAATTACTTAGATTTGTCACGCGATCACACAGGTCACCTCGCCTGACATAGGAGGTTTACGTGGTTCAATTGCCCGACCATACATAGGGGCGAAACAAACAGTAAGCCTTTTACACAATGTCTTATACACCCTCAACTCTTGTAGCGTGTCCGAACCTACAAGACCGCTTGGATAATGTTTTCGAGAATGAGAACGCCAAGTTTTTCACGGACAAGATCCCGTTTTCGGAGTTCCTTATGTCGCCACTCAATCGTAATGATCTGGGAATGCGCGTAAGTCCGGGCGGATCAAAGATCAGAACGGTTGAACTTACCTATCAGCCGCGAATCCTGACAAGCACAGTTCAGACCAACGTCACGAACTATTGCGCTGCCACAACCGAACGCGGAAACACGTCAACGGAGTATTCAATCGACACCACTCAGAACCTGTTCTTTGAGCAGCAGTTCGATGTGGAAGACCTGAAAGCCTCTTGCGACAGTAACGAGTTTTGGTTTCAGGATCAGATCGGTAAACTGGTAGCTGCAATGGATGTAGCGGTGAACAACAAGAACGCATCACAGGCCAACGCTCTTTTAGGCGGATGGTCAACCGATGTTTCAGGTATTCCATTCCTGACCGTAAATGGTGACGTAATTGAAGTTAAGACCCTCAGAACGGGTTCAGCAGACGAACCATTTGCGGCTACAATGCAAGCGGTTCAATCGGCACTTGAGGCTTCAAGTTTCGGCCCCGCTACCCTTGTTGGTGGATTCACACTTCACAACTACCTACGGTTGATGCAACTTGGATGTTGCACCGATTACGGTCTTGACATTGCGGCCATCCAACGCGAGTATGGAATGGCTTCGATCCGTGACCGTTTCGTTGCGGCTGCACAGGGAAACCAAACGACCACATGGGCGGTTGCTAACGGTGCGCTTCAAGTGCTGTACTACAACCGATGGACTGGACTGTTCGGTGCGCAAGATGCAAACCAATCATACGGTCAGATCATGGGTGCGTTGGGTATTCCTTACGACATCGTTATCAAACACGATTGCGGAGTGATTGACGTTACCATTACAGCAACCACGAAACTCGTTGCTTTGCCTGACGACATGTACCAAACGGGTGACCATTTGGATGGTGTTAAAGGCTTCGCAGAGATCAACGTGGTCAATTCGTAAACCTGAAATTGAAGGAGGGTTGGGGATGTCCCGACCCTCCTCTTTTCATTAAAAATATTCAATGGCCTGTTTCGATAACATCATAAGCTATAAAGGTGGATGCACTTCGGTAAGCGGGTTACTGTTGGATCAGCTTATTCCGATTAGGGAGGCTGAACGGTACGTTAGCGCAGACTATGCTGATGCACCTGAACTCATTGAGGACAAGATAGATTTTGCGATACGTAACGTTGTCCGTGAGGTCAATGACATGTACACGGCATCATTTATCCCTCGCACAATTATTGAAAACAAACGCGCTGGATTCATTGCGGAAACGCAGACATTGAAAGCCGCAGCCGCTTACTTCCGAGGCATTGAATTGAAGGTATGCAATACTCAAAGCTACCTGTCGCTTTACGTTTCCGCGATTGACACCTACCTGAACTATTCGGGTGCAATGAATATCCTTGTCATTGATACCATGACTGGCCAAACGTTGGACACGATAGCGGTCACTTCGGTAGCGGGTCAGGTCGTAACCACTTACGTTGACAAGACCTACAATGCGGAAAAGAGACAGCGTAGGATAGCGTTCGTTTACGATTGCACCACGATACCCAACTACCTTACTTCATTGATAGGCGAGGGCTGTACAACGTGCAACGGAGGGGTATATAACCTGAACGGGTTCATCACAGGCCGAAGCATCAAATATGCCACGGGTGCAACACCTATCCTTGCGAACATTGACGGACACACCGATACGGCAGGATTGAGCGTTAATTTTTCATTGGTATGTGATAACGAAAGTTGGCTTTGTGCGCACCGTAATGTATTGGCATTGCCGATAATGTACCGAACGGCAGAGGCCATCATGGAGTATGCCTATTACAACACCGAACGGTTCAACGCAAAGACATCTATCAACCGAAAGGAGTTGAACGAACGAATGATGAAATACCACGAGGACTACACTACTCAATTGAAGTCAGTAGTTCAGAACATGGTCACCCCAAACGATGGAATATGCTACACATGCAAGCCAAGAGCCAAGAGCGTGGTCACACTTCCATAAGGGTAAGATCGATGGAACTAATGACATCCTTCACCTTGGATGGCATCAAGCAATTCATGATATGGATCAACTGACCGCACCACAATTTGCTGAAAAGATTCGGGCTAAGGCGCAAGCATTGGCAAAGGTCAACTACCCTTTGAAAATGGCGGCTCAGACCATTCACGCATTGCGTATTAGAAGGACATTCCATGTCGGTCTTAACGCTTCGGCAGGACGTATCGGTACGTACAACTCAACGGATGAACTTTGGGCTTCGGATAAGCAATTAAGACGCGCTGGAACGCATAGGGGCAAGACAGGTAAACCAATCAAAACAAGCTATTACAAGTCTTACAAGGCATTGAAGCAACAGCAAGGATTCAGAAGCGACCGCGTTAATCTTCGCATGACAAACAACCTTCAATCCGAATTCGCCAACACGAACATTCCAAGCGGTTCAGATGCCGTGCCTAATAATGCACTACCTGAACGTGTGAACGCCAATCTTTACGTTGAGCGTGTGGACAACGTTGACAAGCTGCGAGGCATTGAGGCGAAGTATGGAAACGTCTTCGGTTTCACGAAAGGCGAACGGACAAAATTCCTTGAAGTCTATAACTTTGAAGCAACGAAAATCCTCACATCATGAAAGCAAGAAAAGCCTGTTCAGCCTGTTCCAAAAAACGAGGCGGTAAAACCAAATGAAAGTTCAAGAAGAAATATCGGCCATAGTTCAGAGCGTAATTGCCGCGTCCAAAGACCTATATATCATCAAAGATGGTAAAGGGGTGTGGAAAGGCGTACCCGACTATTATGAAGGGTATCGGGAAGCTGTAAAGCAACGTGACCGAATAGCTACCCATTCCGAGGTTGACAAGTACCCTGAAATGTTATTCAAGAAACGCGCACCCAATCAAACAGACGAGGAGGCGGAATACATCAAAGAGAACTACAAGAACACCACTCACCCCGTCTTCATGGACATGCTTGGCGTTACGGGTCGTGGACTATCTGACAACAACTGGAATATTACCTATCCCGAAGGAACAACGGAGGCCGATGACTACAAGGAATATGTAGAGACGGGTATTGACGAATTTGGAAGCGTTGAGAACTATGTTAAGCGTATAGCTCACCCGTACAAGGAAAAGGACGCTAACGGAGTAATGACATTCATTATCAATCCACCAAAGACCAAAGAAGTTGACGGCCAAATGGTCGTAGTGGACACCGAACGCTTTGAGCCACAGCCGAAGTATTACTCTTGCGAAAAAGTAGTTGCTTGGAAGTGGGGTGAATATGCCTTATTTGAAAGTCACGAAAAGAGCAAAGTGAATTACGGCAACCGTCCTTTGATGGTCGGCAGAGTGTTCTATTTCTACGATGACGCGAACATTTGGAAAGTGGAACAGGTTGGAGATTTCAAGGATTACCGATTCACTTACACGTTGATATTCAAGCATCAACTTGATATGTTCCCGTGCCACAAGATGAAGGGCGTTCCATCGTTGCTTGATTGTGGTGATGTTTACTACACTTCGCGGTTCTATTACGCGGTCGATCTGTTGGACTGGTCACTCCTGTACTCCAATTACCTGAATGCAAGCATGGCGAATGTTTGCTTTCCGTTCAGGTGGATGGTCGGTGACGAATGTGACTTTACAGATTCACACGGGGTATCGTGTCACGAGGGTAAGATAGCACATGATGGTGTGTTCTCGAATTGTCCTAAGTGCGATGGCTCAGGAATGAAGATCCGCACAAGTCCTATGAAGACTTATCTTCTAAAATCTGAGAAAGGTCAGGACAAGGGCGATACTTCATTTCCTACGCCTATGGGATTCGTTTCCCCACAGACCGATACATTGGAGTTCACCCGTAAGATGGCCGACCAATACGTGCAGGACTCAAAGGCGATGCTTCACATTCACACGTCAAACGCGGATGTGAAGGGCAAAGAGGACATGACTGCGACAGTAGCCGCGATTGACGTGAAAGCCATGTACGCCTTTGTGCAGCCCGACAGCGATGAAACGTTTGACGTTTGGCAGTTCCTTTTGGATGTTATCGGAAAGGTTCGTGAGGGCGCAGATTTTGAGGGCGCGCAATTGGATTACGCAAGGGCATTTGATTTCCGAACTGATGCCGATATTCTGAACGACATTAAGATAGCCCGCGATACGAATCAATCTTCCCTGATAATCAGTTCGTTGATCTATCAGTATATTTCAAACCGATTCTATTCCGATAAGGCAACCGCCAAAGTATCGGAAATTGTCATGAACGCGGATAGGCTTTTGACTTTGACCAATCAAGAGGTCACAGAACGAAAGGCGCAAGGTTTGGTTCATGCGTGGGAGGTCGTGTTGCATGACAGCGCGTTCCAACTTATCAATGAATTGATAGGAAGCAACCCCGATTTCTTGGATACTGAACTCAATGAACAGGTTGCCGCATTGACCGCTTTGGCGAAGGAAAAAGCACCGAAGACAGATGCACTTAGCGCAAGGGATCGACTACTTGGAATCGGTGGATAATGGCATTCTCGGAATCCATACAACGATTGGTTGATGAAAAGGTTGGACGGCTTGAATCCATACCCGATGCCTTCGCGTCACGCATGACACAGATACAACAGCGAAAATTCGCTAACGTTTTGGAGTTGCTGAACGGCTTGGACTACTCAAATGGTTCGGTTGTTGTGAGTCGTTCAAACCTATTGAAGATCGAGCCTATTATCGAACAGATAAAAGAGTTGCTGACAGAAGGGGAATTTGAGATAGTTGTCGGTGAACTGTTGGGCGAAATGGATGCACAGGCTTCCATCACTTACCGATACTTTCAACAGTCATTTGATGCCTTTGAAATACCCGCGATAGCTACCGATATACTCGCACAGAAGAAGCGCGAAATGGTCGTTGACCTACTCAATAGCACAGACCAATATCTGACCAATCCGATGCGACAGGCGTTAAGTAATGCGGTTGTTTCGGGTGCGTCACGTAATGATGTGATTGACGTATTCAAACTGCTAATCGAGGGCGACCCTGAAACCGTTGGAAGGTTGGAACGAGCAACTCGACAAGTAGTGTCCGATACCTTCGCTTTGAACGACAGGGCAATAACCAACGAAGTGAGTAAACAACTACGCGCGGATTGGTTTCTTTACACGGGTGGACTTATGAAGACGACACGACCATTCTGTAAAGCGCGTAACGGTAAATTCTTTAGCCGCAAAGAAGTGGAAAGTTGGGGCGCGTCACCTGACTGGGATGGTGCAATGGCAGGAACAGATTCAACAACTATCTTCGTAACGGCAGGAGGATACAATTGCCAACACTCAATATTACCCGTTTCCGAGGCCGTAGTACCTAAAGCACAACTGAAAAATGCTTAAAGCAATAATCAATTTCCTTAACCTGAATTTAGGACTACTCGATTACTTTGAGCAGCAGCATTGTCTATGCGAATTGAAGTCAGACAATGAAGGAAATGTTGCGCCAGTTGAATATGTGGGTGATGCCAACTACACGGTAATAAGCCATGATGCATTTGACGGTGTGAGTTATTGGAGACTGCGCGATAAGCCTACTCAGGACGTACTTGAAACCAAATACCAAGCGGGTAAAAGGGTTGAGGTTAAGATTCCTTTGCGGTTGGTGTTTTCGGTCAGGCGTACAAAGTTGACAACAGATGATGCCTACGCTTTCGACAGGATAAGACAGACCATTGTTAGTCAGTTCAATTTTGACGATGGTGTTTTAAAGACAACGCTTGGCGCGGAAAAGGTAACAGTCAGCGTTCCAACATCAAACGGAAACGCTAAAGAGGTTTGGGACGAAGAGACTTCGGAAACGGGGACGTTTGAACCTACGTATGCAATGGTTTACGGTTCGATTGACATTGAGGTTGCGGTAATTTACAAAGGCTCATGCCTACCTACCGAATGCGATGACATTGATAGCAATATCCTTCATGCTTTCGACTTCTGTAAGCCTTCGGTATTTGCTCAGTTGACACCCGAACAGGTGACGTGTTTAGAGGCTGAATTGTGTACTCCATGTGAACCCGTCACTCAACAGGTCAACGGCACGACCGTAGGCACTACGGTAAGCGGAGGCACGAACAACCAACTTATCCGCAACACCGCAGGAACGGCAGTAGGAACATCGGCCAATCCGTCTGTGATAGCCGACACCACTC